ATTCCTTACCATCAACATACTCGGCCCACTCTACATATTTGTGTGGATAAGCGCGCCAACCGACTATGAGTTCTTCAAACCTATCTTCTGCACATTTGTCAAGAAATGATTCTCCCTCCCAAGCAAGTACATCAAAAATATAAAGAATTAACTTATCTTCCTCTTTCTCTTGACGCTTAATTGCTTTGGCCTGAAGTGAGTTCATTATTGAGCTGGTTGACTTGGCCTGTTCATCGCGAGGTAAATAGAGTTCTGCAAGAAATACTGTTCCTGGTTCAAGTTCATTGAAAAACGAATGAAGATGTGGAACCCAATCAACCTTATTAACAAATTCTTTCTTTACGTTGCGGGCGCGCGGGCGTAAGAAAATTTCTCCGTCCATATTTTTGCCACACATGTAAAATGCACCGTCACGTTTTTGACTTCCGAGCCAATCCCCACTAAAAATTTTATTTGTTGCATTTTCTTTTTTCTTTTCTTCACTCCAAGTATTTGGAACAGAGTAGTATTTCATTGCCTCTAACTCGTAGAAGTCTATCCCATCAATTATACAGTTCATCTATCCTCCTAGTTTAGTTCCATCCATAGAACTCTTCGTTTATCTTTTCAAACGTCTCTGGTTCCTCGTTGTAGTATTCTCTTACAAAGTCTACGAGCAAGTAAATCGACGTTTTTGCATTGTTTGATAGCTCTCGCGCCATCAACGGACCACACCAACGTAGATTTTTACGTGTCTTACGTCTATGCCACTTAAATTTCAGATATGCGAAAAGTGGCATCTGTATGTATATGAATTTCTTTCTCCAATCGGCAACGATTGCAGCAACGTTGAAGTAGAGTCGGTCATATGGCTGGTTCTCTTGGAAGTCCCAAAGAACGATTTTATGGTCAGCCGCGCCGTATTGGGCGATTACGTTCTGCATGAGGGTAGCGATTATTTGGTTATATTTGATTTCGGTTTCTTTGTCTACCATTGTTTCTTTCTCCTTTTCAGTATATTATTATTATAGCAAAATTTTTAGGTTTTTTCAAATTCGGAAATTTTAGGAATTTGAAATTAAATTAAATTTCTGATAAAATCACGTGCGCGCACGCGCGTATATATAATAGGAAGAATTTTGAAAATTTACTGATGTCTGTACGTAGGTGGCGCCCGTGCCGTAATTTTATTGCATCCAGCGTTTATGGAATAAATTTACCGCTCGGCCGCAATCAACGTAGTAAAAATTGAAAAAATCTCAAAATTCTTATATAATTAAATTAAGAATAGAAAGGAGATTTCAATGGAATATACACGCAATTCTGACCTCACCTATTACACCTCCCACCAAGGTCGTGTCAACTGCGGCAGTTATGCCCTTCGTCTCAACGAATGGTATGACCCCGAAGAATACTTCGATGAACTCGACATAGACCTCTTCGATTGGGTTGAAGAAATGGCACTTAATGGATATAGCAACTACGAGATAACAAACCAGTACGTCGATATTCTAACCGAAGGCATGCTTCATGAATTTGATAACGAACTCGAACTCTGCGACGGCCGGCCGCCTTTAACGTCCGACACCGAACTAATCGCACTTAATGGAATGTGCGTTTATGATGAAGAAGGTTCTGATGTTGACTTTCACTTCAAGGTACTGCGCGATGGCCATTGGTCGGAGAAACCAGGTTGCGACCCTGTGAAGTTTTGTGAGCTTGACGATTGGGGAAGATATATCGGAGAGCCGGTTTATATGTATCATAAGATAGGTATGAAAGGAAAAGATGATGAGTGATTCAACACGCATTAATGAGCTAAGAGAAGAAATAGAAAGCCTTTGTGATAATTGCGGTAGACCAGACAAAGAACAGTTAGGTGAAATAATTCTTTCATCAATGGCGTTAGGCTTTGGTGTAGGGTTAGAAGCATCGTCCGCAGATAAACCGCAAGGAGAGTGGATAGAGTCATTTAAACCGATAACAGTAAAGCGAGGGTACATCTGGAAAACAAAACTTATTCATGATGGATGGAGCTGTTCAGAGTGTTCTGAGGTTGCTGAGAAGAAATATCCTAATTGCCCTTACTGTTTGGCGAGGATGAAAGGAGCAAGCAATGAAAACGATAGATAGAGATTTGCTAATAAGAAAATATATAGATACCGACATTGTAAAATTTAATAATTCTGATGTGAAAATTGTACTTGAAAATTTAAAGCAGAATATATTAAAAATGCCCACCGAAGATAGACCGCAAGGTGAATGGATAATTGAGCAAGATGAACAAGGCCATACATATGGAAAATGTACGGTCTGCGGAATGAAACAGTATGCAGGACAGCTTAATTACTGCCCCGACTGCGGAGCAAGGATGAAAGGAAGTAGACGATGAACGGTGAAATTAAGCACATACCAAAAGGCGATGCAGAAATGTTAGGAAACTTAATAATAGCATTGGCTGAACATTATGACTTATATATTACCAAGAATACAAAGCATTGGCTGAATATTCAGTACAACAATCCCGAAAGCGTTGGAAAGGATGAAAGGAGCAGATGAATGAATGACCTTGAAATAATGAAATCCTATTGTGATAAATGTAAGCACAAAGGCACTTGTATTAGTATATGTCCTACGGTATGGTTTGCAGTATTCCAAAAAGAAAGGAGCAAATAATGAATACAGACTTAATAGCTATATGGTTTACCATACTCGTTCAAGGGTTCTTGATTGGCTATCTGATGGGAAGGAACAAACGATGAGACTGATTGATGCAGATGCACTAGCATATATAGTCGCATGCAATGGTGATGCTGACTTTATAAACAAGGTCACAAGGCTGATGCTTGATGCACCAAGTATCGATATCTGCTTTTGCCGAGAATGCAAGTGGGAATGGACGCAGACGTGTCCTCCGCATCGCATGGGATTGATACATGATGAAAATGACTATTGCAGTTATGGAATAAGGAAAGGAGAAGACGATGAAATGTCTTGAAGCTACCGATTCTAACGGCACCGAACTATATCTATTTCAATTAGAATTAGGAAGTAATGTATTTATCTCCGTCCCAAAAGAGCAATTACAATTTAAACCCCTATCACCCGAAGAGATAAACGAAATGTGGAAGGAAACAAATGAAAGTTAAAGTATATACCAAAGAAGATAAAGTTAAATCAATTGACCTCGAAGTCGGTGTCGTTGAATATCTTGTAATTTCAAAAGCACTAAGTGTATTCGCTAGCAATGTAGAAATGCCAGTTGATGATAGACTAATGGCCGTAGTAATGACCGATGAAATGCAAGAGAAAGAACAAATAGAGTTAGACGAATTTAATTAATGTAGAAGTTGTACTTACACTGCGCGCGGTCGCCTATGTCCGTGCAAGGGCGGCAGATGATGTACGTCCAACATCGACCGGCCGCTCTCAACGTATAACCTCTAAATAAGGAGAAGCCAATGGAAGATAATGAAATCCCAATCCTCATATGTGTACTAATAATAATTCTTGTTGCGCTTAACCGCATACAAATATTCCTCCATTAAAAAACGACTACGTTTCCGTAGTCGTTTTAAATTATTTATTTTTTACATTTCTTAGCTGCTTCTAAAGTCTTCGGACCAATAATTCCATCTCCTTCGCCTTTGCCGATTTCTAATTCTTGGAACTTCTTTGTCCACTTTAACGTGTTATCTCCATAGCAGTTATCGGCCTTTCCGACTTTTCCATCAAAATACCAATCAAGAAATGCTTGCCATTGTCCAACACGCTTGCTCACTTCGCCGTGACGAATTAACATAGTAGTATCAACTTTGCCATTAAATCTATGTACCCTTGGGAAATTCTTATAATTAGTATCGGTTAATGTAGAAATACTAATTGATTTATTCCATCTTGCAGAATATTTCTTGTTATCGTCTCCACCACCAGCTTGAATAATTTTACCATTCCCAATATACATAACTACATGATTATCTCTACAAAGCACATCACCAGCTTTTAATTTTGATTTAGCAGGATGTCCAAGATTAGTAAATAAAGAAGATGTATTATATCCATTATTCTTGCTAAATCCCCATGACTTTGTATTTTGACATAACTTCAAAGCTTCTGATACACAGCCACCATGCGCCCAAGCTGCGCCGATTAAAGCATTGCAGCAATACGTATGTTCTGGCATTAACATGTTCTTTTTCATCTGTTGAGTACCACAGAAGTAGCAACCATTATGATGAGCATTGGCTTTTTTATCTGGACTTGTATATCCATAATGAAAGTCATTATCACTAGCTATCCATTTTAACCATGTAATAGCATCTGCAATTACTTCTGCATTGGTTTTAACTATTTTAGTAGTTGGTAAAACACCGCTATAAGTTGTCTTAACATCAAGTAATTCATTTACTCGTTTTTGTACAGCATTATAATCACAACCTGCTGTAGTTAAATTTAATTTACGAGCATCACCACTACCCCAATCACCGTTTAATACTTCTCTGGCTAAAGTATCAACTGATTTTCCTTTAGCGTCACCAATCCAACGAATAGCAACCTTTAATCCACTACGTAATTTTTTACCATAGGTTACATATTTATTTTTATTACCGCTAGAACTGTCTGCCATTAAACCATTACCAACATATAAAGCAGTATGTTGATAATTATTACCGTTCACAAAATAAGCAATAATATCACCTTTTCTTAATTTATTGGTAGCAATTCCATCAGTATCTCTAATAATCATTAATTCTTTAATACCGATATATTTTTGTGCAAGCTGAAGCGCTTCTTGGTCAGTCTTTGCTTCTAAAATCTTTTCCCAGCTTTCATTAGCAACAACACCACAATTACACTTACAAGGAATGTTTCCTCCATGGCGCCAACTAGCAAAAGCAAAACCAATACAATTCCAGCCATCTCCACTGCCAGGGTGACATATTGGGCACTGGTGAGTTTTTACATCCTTGGCTTTCCAAAGTTTATATTTATACTTTTTACTATCAGCAGTTTTCTTTGCCCAAGTACAAATAAGGTCTTTATTAGCTGTTGGCATAGCCGCGGCTGGAGTAGCTACTCCTTTTAAAAAATCTTTTATACTACCCATATTTTATACCTCTAAAACTTCTTATAACACCGGTTTACATCAACCTTATCTGCAATTCCAGGTACAGACTCAGAAGAGCTATATTGCCACATATCATATGTGCCCTTATAATCACAAGTTTTATTATACTGTGCTACCCATTTAGTATGTGAAGCAGTAATTTTTCCAATTTTATTGTTAAACCAACTTAAACTTGCATAGACCCCAGGTTTATAACCAGCTTTTTCAATGGTCTCGCAAAAAGTATTACATACTGATGCAAGTGTTGACTTTGATTGCTTGCCTTGAGTTGCATTATCTTCCATGTCAATATAAACTGGATAAGTTATTTTCTTATTTTTAAGATGTTTGATTATAAAATTGGCTTCTTCTTTAGCTTTGGCGGTAGTAGTAGCAAGAGAATAATAGTATACACCTATTGGTAATCCTGCAGCGGTTGCATTGGCGTAGTTATTTTCAAACACTTTATCAATTGTAGGAGTCTTTCCAGAGCTACCTGTATATCCAATTCTTAAAATAACGAATTGAATACCCGATTCCTTTGCTTTTTTGAACTTAGCTAAACTAATATTTCCTTGCCAAGCACTTATGTCCATGCCTTTTATTTTCGTAGACGTACTCTGCGCCGGTGCGGTATTTTGTTGTGATGAGCTTGAGTCTAATTTGGAATTAATCCATTTTTGAACCGCGCGCGAAGTGTTTGGACCCCAATATCCATCTGGGTCGTCCATATCTAAATATTTCTGGAAAGCTCTTATGGTGTTCGGTCCAAGCTGTCCATCAATACCATTAAGTCCTAAAAGATTTTGCAGTTTACGAATAGTAGCGCTACCACCATGGTTATAATAAATAACTTCATCAAAACCTTTGTGATATTGTTCGAGTCTTATTAGTTGTCCACTAATTATACCATTTTGTGTTGTACCAAGAACCTTTTGGAGTGCTTTTACAGAATTAGTACCAAATATACCATCTACAGCTATCTTTTTTGGCTTGGCCGCACTCGACGTATTCGTAGACGTATCAGTAGATGATTTAACGGTTGCTTCTTTCTTCTCAACAATCCACATCTGAGATATCGTACCCTTCATTGAGTTTTCATAGGTGTAGTATCCATCATGGTCTCTACCACCACTATCTTTGGTATAGAAATAATGCTTTCCGTTTTTTACATAATAGTCTGTGAATGCTACATAATGTCCACTTGCAGTCCAAACTGTACCATTTGGTCCACTGCCACTACCAAACAGAATAACGCCAATTCTATTTCCTTTATTTAATTCTTTCCATGCTTGACTCATTGGGTCTTTTCTACCGATATGAACAACTTTATCATATCCATAGTGTTTTAAAGTAGCTGGTATACCACTCCAAGTTGTACCTTGGTTGGTAACCGCAAAGCCTTGTGCAATCATCCATTTGCGTATTGGTTCTGGAGTGTAGCTTTTATATTTATCTTGCTCAATTATACAATGTGTACAAGCAACACATCCACACCCATTACCCGAAAAAGATGAGGCTTTTACCGGATAAGGTTTATTACCCCAACGAGAATCATATTGCTTATAAATCGTTTTGTTCATCGCTTTCTTCCTCGATTACTTCCTCATCTTCTGGCACAATAACATCGCCAATATAACTGTCTTTCTTTTGGGCTTTTAACTGACGAGTAATACCAGTACCTTGACATGCTTCTTCGGTGAAATCGTTATTAAAGTAAGTTGTAAGCGCATCGACAACAAGTCCAGACACTACGATAATAACCGCGCAAAGTCCAACAAGCCATGGTGCATTGATTTGCTTGCTGAGTTCACCAATGGAAACTTGCCACATACAGAATGCAGTGTAAATTGAGAAAGCAATACGAAGTATTGTTCTAATTT